AGGAATGATGATTTCAGAATTCTAAAAAGCGATGATTTAATGATTGGAGGATATGCAAGTATTGAAATCGTGGATAAACAAAACGATTTAATCACATTAAATGCATTAAAAACCGCAGTTACAAAATTCATGGAAGATAAAAAATTCAGAAATGTAATGACAAATCATTCAAATGTTCAAGTTGGAGAAGTTGTGGACTCTTATAGAGATAAAACCGGAAAACTATGGAAATCGGAAGTTGATGATGTAGGATTCTTTGTAGTAATTAAATTAAGAGATGACATAGAAAAAGCCAAAGAGGTTGGAAGAGGTATTCGCAAAGGCACATTAAGGTCTTTTAGCATAGGTGGACAGGCATTACAAAAAGTAAAGAAAAGCCACGGTGAATTAGGGGAGTATAACGAGATAAGCAAATTAGAACTCCATGAAGTAACAATATGTGAAAAAGGCATTAATCCCGAAGCGAAGTTTGATATTCTGAAACAAGATATTGGAGATGAAAAAATGAGTGATAAACTTGAAAAAGCACTAGATGAACTTGATGTTCTACTCAAAGAAGTCGAAATGCTTAAAGAAATGAAAGAGGGCGAGGAAATGGAATCAGCAGAATATACTGATGAAAAGACTGATGATGAAATGATGGAAAATGCTGATGAAATGATGACAGAAATGGCAGATGAAGAAATGGCAGATGAAGAAAAAGAAGATATGAAGGAAAGTACATACGAGAAAGAAATGGCAGGTAGAAAAGCCCTTCTTCCTACTCTTGATAATGGAGGGGTTGAAATTGGTGAGCCAGCAAACAGAATCGTTATTGACAACGGAAGACCTACTGCTTCAGATATGCCAGTCGTAAAAGCATTCAATAACAATGAGTTTGATACACTAAACCTATCAAATGCAAACATTGAGAAGGCTTATGAGGCATTCCGCCAAGAAAGACTAGAAGAACTGGCTTACGATAATCTTCGTAAATCCTTTGAAACTCGCTTTGAAACTGAAGTTTCAAACCGTGAGAATATTCTAGCAAAGTCACAATACGATGCACAGGCTGAAATTGCTTCCATTAAAGAAGAATTTAGCGAACTAAGAAAGTCTCTTACTGCTGAAAAGGAAACTATCCTAAAAGCACAAGAAGAGTCAGTAATTAAAATGCCATCAATTGATGATATTGCATCAATGGATTGGAGCGATATTCACAAAATGGTGAACAATATTTGAGGTGATTAAGATGACAGGATATATTAACACAATAGCAGATTTAGAAGCACAAACATACGGAATGAATCTTCCAGCCGGAAATGCCTTGCTAAAGCAAGCAGGTATGGTTGGTGGAATACACACAGGACATGACGGTTCTCCGTCATTTAGCGGTTCAGCCGTTTCTGATGTGTCAGCACTATACAATGTCGTTTATGGACAAAAGGTTTGGTCTATGCTAAACCGTGAAGTAAACGCACTTTCAATGATTTCAAAGAGACCATACACTTCAAGCGGTTGGAGAGTATTAAAGAGCAGACCTGCTGGTGGTAGCGGTAATCTATTTACTGTTGATAAAGCAAATGTTTCCCTAACATTGGGAGAATTGGGTTCAGACACACCAAGAGCAGATTCTATTGGTGGTGTTCCAGAAAATGCAGGTCTTTCAACTGCACAAGATGGATTAGGGCCAATTGCACCAACTTATGCTCAATTGAACATGAGTCCTAAAGTAGTTGCACACCAATTTGATTTCAGCGAGTTGGCTATGGAAATGGCACAGATTGATGATGGAATTGGCGATATTAGAGCGCAAATGCGTGAAGATATGGGTAAGCACCACGCTGAAGTCCAAAACAAAATGCTTGTTATGCCACTAGAGTTTTATGGTGAAGCAACACTATTGCCTAACATTGGTAACAACTACACATCATTGTTGAAGGTTATTACTTCAAAGGCTGAATTAGACCTATTGGATGCACAATCTTCTCTAATGACTGATGGTGCTACTGCAACAAATGTAAGCCACATTTACGGAACAAACCGTGATAGTGCTTCTTTCCTTGATGCAGAAGTGGATGCAGGTTCAACTTATGCGGCAACAGGAGTTAGAGCATTAACTCTAACTTTGCTAAATAACATGGTTCGAAATCTAAGACTTGCTGGTGGTTCACCAAAGGTTATTCTAACCGGATATGATACCATTCAAGCACTTGCAGACCTATTGCAGAGTCAAGAGAGATTTATGGATAGAAAGGAAATTGTTCCAACAGTGAACGGTGTTCGTGGAACAAAGGG